TATCTTTATGACGAACTTGAAAATCGCAAGTTTGATTTCACTTTACCTAGTGAAAAGTATGAGCAACTAAATCAAGATAGTTGGATAGATGATAAAGGTGTACTAGCTGAGAGTACTGAACATATTAATAGAAGCATTGCTAATACTATAAAAGATAGTTACGAACGTGATAATGCTATTAGTAAATGGGGTAATATGGAAATTAAAAACTATCCATTTCTTGAACAACTACCTATAAAGATTAGAGGCAGGAGTAAAAAATATTCAGATAGAGGTGTGTCGCCAAGAGCAATGCACAGACATACTACTGATAGAAAAGTATTTACTGCACCTGCTAAACGTAAGGGTGGTACTGTTCTCATAGATGTTAGTGGCTCTATGTCATTATCAAATTATGAGATAGAAGAATTAGTTAGGTTATTACCTGCTTCAACTATTGCTATGTATAGTGGTAATACAAATGGTACACCTAATGATATACATGGTGCGTTACACATACTAGCCCAAGATGGTAAGTGGGTTAGAGATATACCTGAACATGACGGAGAAAATATAATAGATGGACCCGCGATAGATTGGTTAGGTAAAATGCCTTTCCCAAGATTACTTGTATCTGATATGCAAGTATCAGGTATAGGTTGGAATAAAGCAACAGATGAGTATGGTCATGCAATATTTGATGCAGAATTTACATTAGAAGCTATAAATAAAGTAGCTAACTATAAAATAATTCCTATTGCTAATGTTCAAACTGCAATAGAATGGGTCGAGGCTTAGTGTGATACTAGGTTTTTCCCCTTATAATATACGTACTATAAGATAGCACCTAGTATTACTAAGGAGGTTCGCACGTTAGCCGAAAGGCTATGCGCAAGTAGTCGCGTGCGCGCCTCCTTTTTTTTGTCTTTATACGCGCGTGTATTTTACTTAAAAAAATTTGTCTTCATACGCGCGTGTATAGATTTCTATTTATTTATTTAGGTTGTTGCATATTTATGGAAACTTTGTATTATATATACTAGATGAGTTTAGATTATGAACAACTTCTTAATAGTGTTATTGCCGATACAGGCAAGTGGTACGAAAATCCCCCTGAAGATGTCAAGAAATTTTTAGTTGGCGTGGAAGAATTACTTAAAAAAGGTAAGCACGTCAATGGTGCTAAGATATCTGAGATAATTAATGAACAATTATCTTTTAATGTTTCAGATACAAGCGTAAGGTCATGGATAAAAGAAACAAAGAAGAAATATCAGAACTCTTAGCAGAGGTTACTGACGGTAAGTATGCTGAATTAAAAGCAACTAACGAACGTTTGCTAAAGAAGATAGATAGATTAAAGGATAAGAACGCTGATGTCATTGAGGCTGTCTATCATGGTATCAAAGACGGAATACAATCTTTAGACTTACCCCCTGTAAAAGCACCACCAAAGTCTAGGAAAACTTCAGGCGAAGAAATATGCGTGCCATTGCTATCTGATATTCAATTAGCTAAGACTACACCTGATTATGATACAGCAACAGCAGAAGAAAGAGTTGTTAGATACGCACATAAAATCTCTGAATTGGCAAGACTTCAAAGACATTCACACCCTGTAAAGAAATGTGCAGTATTAGCTTTAGGTGACATAGTAGAAGGAGAATTAATATTTCCTGGACAATCCCACATGATTGATGCAAGTTTATACAGACAGGTTACAGTTGATGGTCCACGTATACTACATAAATTTCTATCTATATTATTAACAGAGTTTGAAGAAGTAGAAGTCTATTGGGTTATTGGTAATCATGGTGCATTAGGTGGTAGAAGTCGTAAAGATTATAACCCTGAAACTAACGCAGATAGAATGCTTGGAAGAATATTAAAGATGATGTTTGCTAGTGAGCCACGTATAAAGTTTATAGTTCCTGATGGTGGTAATGAAAGAAATTGGTATTTAGTAGCTGACTTAGGTGTTAAAGCTAAGTTCATGTGTTTTCATGGAGACCAAATAAGAGGACATGCAGGCATACCGTGGTATGGATATAACAAAAAAATCTTAGGTTGGAAATCTTTAGCAGCTAATGGACTAATGGAAGACTTTACACACGCTGTGTGTGGACATTATCACACACCAACAACTATGTATATCAATGATACACGTGTATGGGTCAATGGTTCTACTGAAAGTTATAATACTTTTGCCCAAGAACAGCTAGCAAGTATGGGTAGACCCTCACAATTTTGTTTATTTGTTAAGCCAAACAAAGGCGTAACAGCAGAATACTTGGTACAACTAGAGGAGTAACATGGCTAGCAACATATGTTATTATTGTGGGAAACATCTCAGAATAAAACAGGCGGCACTAATATGCGCTAATGTTTTATGTCCGATGTTTCAAGAAACACAATATTTTTTGTCAGAGATTAATGATAAAATAAACAAATAGTATAATATATATATAGGCGATATGAGACAGGAGGTAAGAAATGAATCAAGAGACTCATAAAAAACTAATTAAAGATTTTCCTAAGAGTGTAGTAAAACCTGCACCCAAAGGTAAATTTGGCGACTACGTTCCACACCACATATACACACAACGACTTGTTGATGTGATACCAGGTGGTTATGACTTCACTTATGAAGTTGTTAGAGCTAAAGATAACTCTATCATTGGTGCGAAATGTAAACTATATATTAAATCAACAGAACAAACAATAGAAGAAGTTGGTGATGTTGATATGAACGCAGTAAAAAGAAATATAACAGAGAGTGAAATATTAAAGCTCGCTGTATCTGATGGTATTAAAAGATGTTGCATGAGACTAGGCATAGGACTAGAGCTATGGACAGGTGGTACCACAGAAGAAGAACATTACGCAGATAATACAGAGGCGCGTAAAACCTCTGAATCGGCAACAAAAAGTATTAAGGCTAAAGAAGATGTTGTTTCACCGCCTGTCTCGACATCTTCTGATAGCCCAGTAGATACACTAAAGGAAGCTAACTTTACTGCTGACAAAAGTAAAATGATGCATCCTAATGGTTCTATTGCTATGGATGACCTAGGTTTATGGTGTCCTTGTGGTTCTAAATCACAAGTTAAATTCTATACTACAGAAGAAAAAAGTAAGCCAAGAAGTCCTGACTTTAGATGTCAAGCAATGGGTCAATGTACAGCAGGTGATACAGTAGACGGTAAAGTGTTTGCTAAATCATGGTGGATGGATAGTAAAGATACACCTAAGTGTTGGCAAGATTGGGCTGCAGCAAAGAATGGTATAAAGCTACCTAACATGGCTGAAATCCCTGAAGGTGATTTACCTTTTTAATTTAACCTAGACAGAAGCCGAGGAAGAAAGGATAAAAACCTCGGCTTTGCCCATAAAATAATTACTTAGTAATTTGTTTTTTAGCGTATGTCTTAACTACTGCTAACGCAGCGCCACCGCCTGCAAGTGCTGCTAGCTGAATTGTTTCAGCCTCTACACCTACCAACGGAGCAACAGTTAAAGCACCGATAAAGGCTTCAATGAATGTCCAAGCTGTTCGCTCTAACATATCTTTTAAGTCTTCACTCATCTTATACTCCCATGCTTCGTTCCATGGCGTCCACACTACATCCTTCTTGAATGTACCATCGGATTTTCTTGCTCTTTTTAGTTTTTCAAACATTAGTTTATTAACCTTCCTTTCAACATAGCATTGTTAACTAATACATTGCCGTTTATTTCTTCTAGTTTTTCGTATACTGTTTCTGCTAAGACAACGTGGTCTTTAGATTTGTTATCTACTGCAGGCTTACCTGCTAATAACTTGTCAATAGTTGTGTATTCAATACTAACTTTCTTACCTTGTAGTAATTGATTTGCAACTTTCGAATACATTTTCTTATAAGCAACAGCACTTGAACCAATGAACCCATCGTCAGCTATATCTAAATCTTGTTGAGTTTCTCCTACGATTAGACAACCTGATGTATGTTCATCAGTATTACCTGTATGAATTAAGATATAAGTAAAGTTAGGTACATCTTGTATGTGCAACATACCATAGTGTGCGTTCTTATATCTTTCAGAATACTTGGCATGAAAACCACCAGTCTTTCTAAACTCTATATCATATGTACCTTCAGGTATACATGTTTCATGCATTACTTTTACTGCTTGGTATTGGTCTTCCAATGTATAACATTCAAAGATACCATCAATAAACAACAAACCATTTGTTGCATCTTTTCCGAATTGAGTTCTTACTACTTGTAACTTCATTCGTCTCCTTTCTTACAACCGCAAGATTGACTACACTTTCTATCGGCTAACATTCTTCTTAGTTCCCTTGTCTTTTCTAAATCCTATGGTTAATAACCATATAATTAAAGTTATTAAAGTCGCAAGACCAGTTACTTGCTGCGCTGAACCTGTAAGGGTAAGCGTAGCAATAACTAAACCAACTAAAGTCCAACTGAGATTCAAAGTTTCTTTGATTATCTCAATGAACCAAGACCATATCCTCTTGAACATTATGATTTCCTCATTATAAATGCTGCCATACTAGCTATTCTAGTCAAAATTACAGGAACTACCACCTCTTGTGCTTTTTCTTTTTGGTCTGATGTCATGTCATCACCAATATTATCAATGGTTATTTCTTGTATGTTATCTAAATCTACAAAAGTTTCTATTGGATTCTCTAAAAATTCTTCATACTGTACTTCTGTAACAACATCAGCAAGAGTATAGTTTTCTACATCTTTATTTTCTACAGCTCTTTCAACATATTCTTCTACTGCTTCAGCTACTATCTCATCTTCTTTAATAGCTTCAGCAATAATCTCAACGTCTTCTGTTTCTACTTGTAATACTTCAGCAACAACTTCAACTTGTTCTTCAGTTAGTTCTTCTATCTCTTCTATAGCTTCTTCGACTACTGCCTGTACTACCGCCTGTGTTTCCTCTGTGGCTTCGGATAGATTTTGTACACCAATATCATTAACTTCTTCTATTACCTCGATAACTTCTTCGGTTTCAAGCTCTTGTACAAACTCTTGTATTGCTTCTTCTTTAGCTTCCTCATACTCTTCTACCTCCTCTTCTGTATATTCTTCTAACTCTTCTTCAGTAACTTCAGGTATATCAACAACGATAATATCTTCTATTACTTCTTCTAACTCTGCAACTTCTTCTTCAACCATCTCTTCAGAAAGAATTTCTTCTCCACTTTCTGCATTGAATATATCAAGTACTTCGAATACAGTTTCTTCAATAGGTTCTTCGTCTTCCAATATCTCAATGACATCAACAAATATTTCTTCTTCAATTTCTTTTTCAATAAGTTCATCTTGTACTTCCTTTAAGTCTTCTAACACATCCTCTTCTTTAGGAGGAAACAAATCGTTATCTATAAATATATCTATTAAGTTTATATCTTCTTCAATTATAATAATTTCAGTTTCAAATTCTTCTAGTTCTTCAATGTATTCTTCAATTTCAATATAGGTTTCAATAAATTCTTCTGCTTCCTCTTTAGTTTCAAATTCATATATCTCCAATTCTTCTGTAAGTTCAAGGGCTTTAGCATCAATCTCCATTTGTCTTTCAAGTTCTTCATCTTCATATTCATCTGCCACAATGAGTACCATATCATCATCTTCAAAAAACTCTTCTCCGATTTCTTCTTCAATGTCATATAGTTCTAAATCTCCACGTTCTATTTGTTCATCAGTAAGAGCTACACCATAAAGTTCTTCATTAGCTGCACGCTCCTGGTCTCTTTCAATAGTACCATCGTTTTGTTCTTTCTCAGTATAAGTAACTTCTTCATCACCAACAACTAAAGTTACATTAGTACGAGCTTCTCTTTCAGCACGCTCTTCATCAGTTTCAGAATATCCAGTTTCAGCCATATTATCTTCCACTTCAATAGCTTCCTGTATTTCCATTTGGATAATTTCTTGTTGAATAATTGCTTCTTCTTCTTCACGTTCACCACGTTCTTCATCAGTTTCTGATATACCATATGAAGCAAAGTTAGCCTGGCGTTGTACATCTAAAGGGTTAAGAGTTGTAGTAGTGGTAGTAGTAGTATCATACTTAATTGATATATCATCTACCAAAGACCAATCATTGATAGTAATAACAAAACTATCTATAAATTTATTAGCTGTTTCTTTAACAGAATAAACTATATCTTCATACATAGTCGCATTATTTAAACCACTCTGTGCATCAATAGTATTTGATTGTGTAGTTTCATCATTGTGTGTGTACTCAACACTACCTTGATTATTAACAGCACCTATAGTAAAACCTACTTCATACACATCATGTTCTGTAGGTAGTG